TTCTGCTGTCTCCTTTAATGAACATTTCATATCCACTTTTATAGTCAGCTTTACCATCAAATATATATCTATTTTTATTTCCAAAATGTTCTTTAATATGTAATAGACCTTCTGTCATAATAGTCGATAATCCATTAACATCTATATATTTAGGTTTATATTCTACTAATTCATAATCAACATATTTTAATATTTCTTTAACCATTAATATTCTTTGTGATTTACTTAATTTTTTACTGTCATTAGCAAAAGATATATCATTAATAGAACAATTATCTTTTAATTTTACACCACAAATATATAATGACCCTGCGAAATTGCCCCTTCCACATTCATCAACTCCCACTACATTATTGTTATATTCTGTATCTAGTTCTTTTAACATTTTCTTTTTCCTTTTTATTATAAATAAATTATATAGAAAAAATACTTAATATAAATGAAGGATATAAATGAATAAAGAAATAATAAAATTTAAACAATTAAACAATTCAGACATCCCAGAAGTAAGAGAGCAGATTTTAAAAGAGCAAAATGGTTTATGTGTTTTATGTGGAGATGAAATTACAGAAAAAACTGGTATTTCACTAGACCATCAACATAGAACAAAATCATCTATTATAGGTGAGAATGGAGGTGGACTTATTAGGGGTGTGCTTTGTAGAAGATGTAATGTATTTGAAGGAAAGATATGGAATAATAGTAAGCGTTTTGGTTTAAATGATAACTTAAGTAATTGGCTTAGAACTCTAGCTGATTATTTAGATAAAGAAAATTATCCATTAATACATCCTAGTGAAAAACCTCAACCTAAAAAACTTTCAAAGAAAAACTATAATAAATGCAAAAAATTATACGATAATGAAGAGTTTATACCTAAAAGGAAAAATCAAAAGAAAAAACCTTTTCCTGATTATCCTAAAAGTGGAAAGCCAACTAAGATATTAATTGAACTATTTAATAGATTTGAAGTAGCATTATATAATTAAAACTATTAATTATATATCTATTTTGCTCTAATATCATCAATAGCCTTTTGTACTGATAACTCTCTTTCCTTTTCACCAATATTTTTACCATTAAATTTATATATGGTGATATTTGATATTTTATCATCAATTTCATAGTAATTACCTATACCATCTTTATTAGTGACTTTATAACCTTTTTTATATTTTCTTATATTCAATTGTACAGGCCATACTCTTCTTTGGATTATAAATTTTAAAACTTTTAGGCCATTACCATCTTTTTTTAATTTTAATAATTTAGAGTAATTTTTATTCTCATATGCTTCATTTATATATTTTTTAAATATTTTCATTTATGATCCTTATAGTATATATAATATATTATATCTACATTTATCTTTATATTAGCTTAAATACAATAAATATATTATATTATTCTGTATTATATAAATATTATTATAAAAATAATATAATCGCTATCCTAAACTATTATAGGAATTGTAATAGATGAACACATATCTTTATAATAGTTTAAGATAGTGATTATATAAATATATATAAAATAAAGGGAGAGTTATAATATGGCAAATAAAAATATTAAAGATTTAAAAATAAAAGAAATTGAATTATTTAGAAATGGTGAAAGAGCCAATGAAGATAATCTTAATAGACCTATAAAACAGTTAAGAGATAATCAAAAGTCAATAACTTCTGTAATAGAAGATATTAAAAAAGTTTTAGATTCAGGAGATGTAAATTTAGATGAACTCAAAGAAATAGCTGATAAGGTAAAAGAGTTCCAAGCTATTCTTAAAAGTAATGATGAAAATTTTGATTCTATACAAGAGATAGTAAATCAATTGAAAAATACTAAAAAACAAGTGGATAATGAGCATAATACAGCTGGTGAGCATATTTATGTAGATAGAAAAAACAAAACTAAATATAGATTTTTTGTTGAAGATGACACAATTAAATTAGAGGAGGTTTAGGATGAGCAAAAAAGTATTAAGTTTTGGCAATAACAAGGCTATTCATAGTGACATTGAAAAAACATTTTCACAAAGATTATCAGATGCAAAAGGAGTAAGTGATTTTAAAGGTAAACTACAATTAAAAGGTTTAGATGTAGCAACTCAACAATATGTTTTAGATAAATTAAAAAATTTAGATGGTTTAAATGTAGCTACTAAAGAATATGTTGAAGCTAAAATATTAGGACTTGATTTAGATGGTTTTGATTTTGAAGAGATTAAAAAGAAAACTTTAGACCTTATAAAAATCAATTATAATAACTTAGATGGCACAAGAACATATAATTTTATTGGAGATGGTAAAACTACTAAATTCAATTTTTATAGTAGAGGTACAGATATTGCAGTATTTATTGAAGGTATTAAAATTAATAAATCTGAGTTTACAGTTAATATCAACGAAAAAACTCAAGTTGCTAATAGTATTACTTTTCATAAAGCTCCTCAAGATGGAGATGAAATTTCTTGTCTAGCATTTGGTGGATTAGATGTTTATAGTAAAAAAGAAGTTGATGATCTTATAAATGATATTAAACCTGAAATGTCAGGAGATGAAATTTATAATAAAATAAAAAGTAAATTTGCTACTAAACAAGAACTAAAAGATGCTATTTTGAATGTGAGTACTGTTAAAGGTAAGCCTATCGCTTCAGAAAATTATGTTGATCAACAAATTTCTGCTATTAATGGTAATGTAGAGAAAAATATAGAAATAGCACAAGAATATTCTTTTGTATCAGATGGTAAAACTAAAACTTTTGTATTTCCATTCTTAGGGACAGGTTTTTCAGTTTTCATAGATGGTATTAAAATACAAGAAGATGATTTTATATCAAATTTTAACAAAAATACTAAAATAGGTAATTCTATTACATTAAAACAAGTACCTGCAGAAGGTTCTTTAATAGATTGTATATCTTATGGTAGAGGTGGAAATTTATTCACTAAAGATGAGGCTAGGAAAAACTTTGTATCTAAAGATGAAGCGAATAAAATGTTTTCACAAGCTGTAGATGCAGATGGTAAAAAAATAGCAACTGAAGAATATGTTAATAAAAAAGTAGGTAGTTTAAGTGAATTAAATGTTGCTACTAAAAGTTATGTGGACAAAGAAATATCTACTATACCTTTTAAATTTAAAGGTAGAAAAATAGCTTCAGAAAATTTTGTAAATGATAGTTTATCTTCACTTACTATTACAAAAGATACTGAAACTTTTGCTAAAAATTATACTTTTACAGGAGATGGTAAAACTAATAAATTCAATGTTATTTTTGCAGGAAATGGTATAAATGTTTTTGTAGACGGTATTTTGATTGATCCTGCAGAATATATTTTACATAGTAATTCAGAACATATAGGAGAGAGTATAGAACTAGAAAACACTCCTAAAGAAGGAGATACTATTACTATTTCAGTTTTTGGGGCTGGTAATGTATATTCAAGAACAGAAAATGATAAAGTATTTGTTAAAAAAGAAGATGTAAGACAAGCGCTAGAAGTAGCTGCAGGCGATAAAATAGCAACTGAAAAATATGTACAAGGTACAATTAATAAAGTTGAAAACAATGTAAATCTTACACATAGTTATTCTTTTATAGGAGATGGTAATAAGAAAACTTTTAGTTTCAGTTATATTCCTGAAGCAGTTCATATCTTTGTAGAGGGAGTTCTTGTTAAAGAAGATTCATATACTAAAAATATTAGTAAAACTACAGGATTAGGTACTTCTATTACTTTAGAAAATGCACCAACAAAAGAAGATGAAATTGTATGTATCGCTTATGGTGGAGCAGATGTTTATAGTAAAACTCAAGCAAATAATAAATTTGTTCAAAAAGATGCTTATAAAAAAATAGCTAAAGATTATACAGCCTTAAGCGGAGATTATATTTTAGCAGATACAGCTAAAAATGGGGCTTTTAAAGTAACAATAAACTCTAAATTACCTGAATTTACCAAAATAAAAATTCTGGATGTAAAATCTAATTTTGATAAAGATAATTTAATATTAACAGTATCGGGTTCAGATACTATTATGGGTTCAAGTGATGATTATAAATTATCTATAGCAGATGAATTTGTAACATTATTAAAAGTGGATAATGATTGGAGAGTAATCTCTTAGAAAATTTTTTAAGTCCTAAAATAAGGACTTAAAAAAATATCATAACATATCGCGACATAGTATATATATAAAAATATAAATACTATTAAGATTAAAAAGAATATATTATATATTTTTTTAATTGGTTTAAAATTGAGATAGAGATACCCGTGAGGATTCCTTAAAAAGTCTCGACATTAAAAAATAAAAATATGTTTGAATAACTTTCCCTAAGTAAAAACTTCAAACAACGACTTATTATTGTCAAATATTTATATTTAATGGTAGGTGCTCTATATAGGGCTTAATATTAAAAAAATAAAAACAAAGGAGAAATAAATAATGGCAAATTATACAAGAAAACCGAATTATCACTTTAAAAGTAAACATTCTGTAGGTATTGATAAAGTACCAGCAGGTAGAATGGTAATCGTAGAGGACTTTGAGGGTGATGGTTCAATGGAAACTAAAACTTTCATCAAGAAAGACCATGGAGCTAATTCAAAAATTACAGCTAGTACAACAATCGGTGATGCTCTTCAAACAACAGGACTTAAAAGTAATGTTTTAGTAGAGGCAAATAATACAAATATTGTTATGAATTCAATGATGACTAAGGCTGAGTTTGATAAAATAGCTGAGGCTAATAGAGATAAATTCGCTGGTAGTGGTGTTATAAATTACGGTTTATATAGTTCTATTAATGTTAGTGAAGATTTATGGGTTAGACATACTACATCTTGGCCAGGAACAAATAGCTTAGTTTTAGGATATCCAGAAAACTGTTGTTATAGAAAATCAGGTCGTGGTACTAAACAATATCCTAAATATAATGTTAATGGGAATGAGATTAAACTAGCAGAACTTAACTGGGGAGATGGTACTTTTGCTACTGGTGGAGTATTTAAATTCGCAGAGGCTTCAGGAATGATTCCAGCTATTACAGATAGTACAAAAGCACCAGCTATGAAACAAGGTGATATGACTATTTTGAAAGATTTGAAAAGAAACTTCGTTCCTCATGTGGCAAGTAGTGATGATATTATACATAACTGGACCAATAATGGTACTACTGAAAGAGCAAATATCACTAAAGTTGATAATAAAATTGTTAAAGTACAAAATAAATCAGGCAAGCAGTGGGGTTATTTGGCTACTAACATAAGTGGTAAAGATAATTATGTAAAACTTATTAAAGGAGTAAAATATGAAATATCTTTTACTTTAACAGAAACAAATGATGGAATGAAGTTTGGTACTTGGAGTACAGGCAATAATAATTTTCGAGGAGTTGTTGGTGAAAATAAAGTTATATATACTCCTAATAGAAATGAAGACAGATTACATTTTTATGTTCAAGCTGGAGATAATGATAGTTATTTTAAAATAGATGTAACTACTATTTCCATTAAACAAGCTCAGGAATCTCCTATCGTAGCTCTTCAAGATATAGATGCAGGTGATATTAAAAATAACTGTACTCATTTTGAAGCTAGAAGTTCTGTTTCAAGACAAGACTTAGTATTTTTAGAGACATGGCACGAAGATATTTCTGAAAAAGGAATAGTATATCCATTTGGTAATGTTCAATACAGAGGTGGAGATGTACACGGTTGTAAAGGAATTATCGATGGTAGTTTTGAGGGGGCTGATAGTTATTCATTATTCGGTAACTGGCAAGAACCTGGAGCATTAGTTGGTAGAGGTTATCCTTGGGAAGCAATGTCATTGGCAGAAAAAACTGCTTTTGTAGGAAATAAAGATAATAATATTTACGTAGATGGTTCTAAAATAATTCAAGTAAGATATAGAATAAGAGTTATTAAAGGTATAAATAATAAATGGCATAATGTACTAGCAAACAGTTCTTCAAACTCTCTAACGGCTCAATCATCAGGAAATTGGAATGTTAATGCTAAAGGTAAATCATGTGTAGTGCCTGTTTATAATGAAGATATATCTTCAAGTTGGTCAGCTAAATTTATGACTAAAGGACATGGTATAGATGCCACTTATGCCGATTTAGGTTTATTTGCAATGGAGACAGGAACAGATAATGACGCAGTACAGGTAAAAATTCAAAAAGAAGCAGGAGCAATAGTACAAGCACTTCCAATAGCACTTGTTCAAAGAAGAAACTCAGGTGTTTGGCATGAAACTTTCAATCCAGAAGGTACAGCTAGGGTTTATTATGATGGTAAAGCAGTAATATCTTATTTAGCACCAGAAGGTATTATTAAATCAACTGCAGATTGTTTTGATCATAATCTAATTGCTACTATTGATATTACAGATCCTACTAATGCTAGTAGATTAGTTAATCTTGATGATGGTACAGATGATGCAAGTAAATATAAAGCAACAGGTACTATGTTATCTAAAATGTCAGGTAGACCAGATGGACTATATTCAGATGAAGTTAATGAAAGAGATGTTGAAGATTTAAGAATGTCAGCTCACAAGAAAACTTATGAAGAAATATTAGATGAAGCTACTACAAATGCTATAAATGGTAAAGTTAGAGGTAAAGAAACTACTAAAGAACTTATATTAAATTATACTGTTGACTCAAAACATTCAACATCAGGTAGTGGTTGGTATATTTATTGTGATAAAAATAACTTAAACTTGGAAGTAACTCTTGATAAACATAATTTAATAAATATCGATCGAAGAAATTGGACAAGTGATTTACTTTCTAGAGGTACTTTAGGTGAAAAAACTACAGCTATTATATATCATGAAGATGTTGGTTATGAAACATTTGGTTCATTTTATGCTGGAAATTACTATTTTGGATGTTCTCATTCTGAAGATAGAAGTAAATTAAGTAAATTTGCTAATAAAAAAGGCGTAAGAATTATGGTATTTTCATCATTATATAGTAAATATACACAAAATAATACATCTATAGCTTGTGATATTATTGGTGATCCTCGTAAACTTAAAACTAGAATTACTTTAGACATTAAAAGTGATGCTGTAGTTAAAATTACAAATAATCAATATGTATTATGTTCGGATAATAGTAGCAATGGTGGTAGAAAAGGTTATTACTATAGAAAAATTGGCGGAGATATAGAAAGTATTCACACTAATAGTGGAGATGGTAAGCCTAATGAAGAAGGCGGACATATAGATTTCAGTGATGACCATGTATGGATTGAGTTATCTAATAAGGGTGAACTTGGTGGTTATAGAAAAGAATGGATGGAAAAAGGTATAGATGGTATCCCTCTTTTATATGATGAAAATGGTGAAAATTTATTACCTATAAATTTTGATTTAAGAGAAATAACTTATGCTAATAATACAGGTAAATGTTCTAATACTAGATTATCAAAAAGACTAAGACACGCTAAAACTATAGTTATTTTAGATGGTGAAGGTAATACAGTTAAGACATATACGAAATTTCTTGGAAATGGTCATGGTAATGATGGTGAGTATTGGGCAGTAGGTATGGATAGTGGCCATATTAATGAACAAGGATATAATCCTATTAAAAATACAGTTATATTTGACTGGGATCAATTAGAAAAATTCGTTACTAATGCTTTAGACTTTGCGATTATTAAAGTATATTATGAAACAAAAGCTAACTTCTTAGAAATAGCTAATTTTGCTAGAGCAAAAGCTTCTAATACTGTAATAGTAGATAAAAGACATGATTCAGCAATGGTACCTATGCTAATTAATAAAGTTCCTCAAGGAAGATATGCTGATACTTCTTTTAAAAGATTTAGTAATGTTTCTTTAGGAGTTGCTAATACTCAAGGAATAATATCTACTTCACATTTAGAAAATAATGGTTATCCTATTAATATTGGATCAGATTTAGCTACTGAAAATTTTGGTTGGGATTCTTTAGTAAATCCTGTTAAATATTTACCTTTCTTAACTGAAGCTGATTCAAAAGCTAGAGTACAGTTTATATTTAAGGAATTAAAATTTGATAGTCAGACTAAATATAGACTACCAAGAGATGGTGTTTATGCTAATGGTCAATATGTTGGAGGACATCACCGTTCTTATACAGTAGCTGTATTTGATAAAGATGGTAACTATTCAGAAGTAAGAAGTTTCGATGTTTATGGAAATAATGGTAATGGTAGACAAAACTTTAAAGATTTTGTTAAAAATATTCCTGTGGGTTCAATTGTTGCTGTTTCTACTTGGGATGAACCAGCTAATGGTAGAGATGATGAACATAAAAAATTAATGGAATCAATTGGTGCTACTAGAGCTATTTTAGATAGTTTTAATCATAGAAGTTCTTATGCTTTAATAGGTATAAAAGGTAGTGATAAAGGTACTATGCTTGAAGAGAGATATTCTCCTAGATACCAAGCAGGTATAGTTATAAGTTATACAACTGGTGATAATACTATTAAAGTTGTTTCAGATAACTTTGAAAATAAAGATATTTTCTTTAAAAATACTGGTTCTTGGGGAGATGATAATAAATTTCAAGTAAGGAATAAAATATCAACTTTAACAGATGATAATGGTAATAAAGTTCTATATGGTCAAAAATATATGAACATTAATTATTTTATAAAATAGAGGCTATAAGCTCAAACTTAAATAAGATAGGTATATCCTATCTTATAAATAAATAAAAAAGGAGATACAATATGACAACATATACATATAAAATAGATGAAGAAACAGGTTTAATTAGAAAGGATATTAAAGAGACTTACCCAGACCTTAATATCTTAGATAGAGGACTCGATGGTAAAAGAAGTACTGCTCTTATTAAAAAGCAATATGATAAAGCACTTCAAGGTAAAGCAGAAGAACCTATAGTAATAATCGAAGAAAAATGGTTTGCTACTCAGCAAAAAATTGAGTCTTTGATAAAAGAAAAAAAAGATTTAGAAGATAAACTAAATGGTGTTGAAGAAGTAGTTGATGAAGAAACTGGAGAAGTAATCACTGAAGCAGTTGAAAAAGAAACTGATGAGACTAAAATAGAAAGTATGAAAGAAAGATTAGAGGTTATTTCAGGAAAAGAAGAAAGTTACTTTACTGATGAAGGTAAACTAAGATATAAAACTGTCCCTGGTGAACTTCAGGATACTATAGATGAAAGAGAAAAAATGGAAGAGAAAGATGAATTTCTTAAAGCATATAGAGGAGTAGAAACTGATGCTGTTAGACCTGTTCCTGTAATCCAAAAAATATCAAAAGAGAAAACTAAAGCTTTAATAGCTCATGAAAGAGACCTTAGAGTAAGAAATGCTGAAGATTCAATTGCAGATATTGCTAAAATGGTATCACTATCATTTAGTGTTGTTGCTGTCCTTTGGAACTTTTTATCTGATGATGATAAATCAAAATTACCATCAGAGCAAAAAGATCTTATAGATTATGCAGTTCTTAAATTCTCTCAACTAGATACACGAGCAGATGACCAACTTAAAGAAGAAGGTGCAAAACTTGTAGATAAACTATTTGAAAGAGAAAATGAAATCGCTAAAATCGTAAAAGAAGTTAAAGCTGATTAATTTTTTATTATAATCCCTTTTAGGGATTATAATTTATGACTATAATATGATATTCTCTCATCTAATCTATATTTAGCATCACCCTTTCTTTTTATATAACCAATACTTTTTATATACTTTTTAAATTTTGTACCTGCATTTATTTTTTCATCTATTTGCCTGATATCTTTTTCAGAATAGGAATTTTTTAATTTTATTTTAGAACTTAATAAACTTAAATATTTCAAGAAATTTATATACCCTTTATTTTGTAAAGAGCTAATATCATTGGATACACTTTGAGATAATAAAAATAAACTATATTCCTGAGATTGCATAGCTTTATTATTTATTCTTAATTTACTTATATAAGATAAAAATTTAAAATTACTTTTTATTTGTTCTTCAACAATTTCTTTTAATTCTTCTTCAGTTAATTTTTCTTTAAATTTTTTCTGTATTTCACTTACCAAAAGATTCATTTTTTCAACTTCACTAAGTTCAGTAGATTTACTCTTTAAAATCTCAATCTCTTGCTCATTAAAATCACTAGAACTCCAATCTTTTATTACTCTCATTTTCTCTTTAATTTCAATTTCTTTTATATTTTTCTTCACTTTTTGAAGATTATAAGAACTTTCTTCCTCATTTATATAAACATCATTTGAAAATTGACAATTTAATAAAATTTTAAAGGCATTAGCATGATTATTCCTAGTAATATTATAAAAAGCTTCAATTTTATTAACATATTTTGCTAGTTCTGTTAGCCTTAAATTACCTGTATTGAAGTCCATCTCTATTAAAAGGGTAGCACTTTTATTATTATAAAAAGTACTAATATTTTTTTCAGCTATAGTATTAATACTTTTTATGTCAGTATCCATATAAAATTGTCTCTCCTCAAGAAAATAATGTATTTCTTGAGCTTTTCTACTTCTTTTGATCATTTGAAGAGAGCTAATTACATCTGTACTCATTCCAGAATCATAATGAAAGTGTTTTTTAATATTATTAAGATTACTAACACCTACTGTTAAAGTAGGACTATATAAAATAACATCATATGATTTATGATATTCTTCTTTAAATTTTTCATAAATTAAATTTCTTGTATGTTCAGGAGTCTCAGCATTAAGCATAATTACTTTTACTCCTGCTTTTTTTAATTCATAATTCACTGTTTTCATAATATCATTACTAGTGAAAGAACAACTTATCTTTTCTTTTGAATTAGTTTCTAATAATTTACTATTTTCTATAATAGTTTTAATAAATTTTTCTTTGTGTTTATATTCTATCAATTTAATATTATCTTTATAATTATTATCAATCATTCTAATGTCCCTGTTTTCAAAAAATATATCTTCAAAACCAGTTAGAAAGGCATCAGCTACCATTACCTTTTTAGTTTTTAATAGTATCATAAATTTAGCAATATTAATATTTGAATTTTCAGTTAAATTACTTCTATGATGAAATAATAATGAAATAAATTCATCTAATATAACTATATCATATTTCGCAATATCAAATCTATGGAGACTGTCAAACTGTACCACCAGACTTTCTTTTTCTTTCCATGCTTCCATATCTCTATACCACATCACTCCATATTTTTCAGAAAAATCCTTAGCCACTGATACCCTATTAGATATAATAATAACTTTTTTATTTCTTTTATGAGCCTCTTCAATACAAAGAGAAACAGCATTAGATTTAGCTGTACCCATAGGAGATTTTAGCTTTAATATAGAATTACTTTTATCATCCAGAAAATTATTAATAGTATTTATTTTTCTTTCATCAGTAAAATCTAAATATCTTTCATTATATAATGTATATTCTTTATATTTAGAAGTATTATTGACTATTAATTGTCTCTTTTGTTCTATTTTGGTTTTATCTTTTAACCATAATTTACCCACTTCGGTATCTTTTAAAATATTAAATATACTTATACTTCTATCTTTGTTAGGATGGTTCATAACTAATGGCTGACTACTAAACCAAAAGAAACCTCCAGGAGTTTTTACTTCAGAAAAATGTTTAAAATTAATACTGCCATTTGTATTTAAAGAGTTTTTAATAGGAAAATATCCTAATTCAGAGAAAATCTTTATACACTCATCAATGACATCATTATTATAAATTAAATCTAGTTCATACTCATCTCCATAACTTTTCTTAATATTTTCTATATAGATATTTTTACCAGTTATTTTTACACCATCTTCTTTATAATATATAACACTACCAGAATTTGTTGGAGCTTGATAAGATTGTATAGATGCCATACTTCTATCTACTTTACATTTTTCTCCTAATTCGGCTTGTATTTTTAATAATACAGCAATAATAGTTTCTTCAGTATTCTCAATATTTACTCTTATAATACCTTTTATATTAAAATTATCCTTACCATTCCAGCTTCTTGACTTACCTAATATACAACTATAATTATTTTTCTTAAAGTATTCTATCACTTCAAAATAATCTTCTTTATTATGTATTTTGTCAAGGTCGAGGACTATATTTTTTATTTTATTATACTTATATTTAGATAATTCATCTTGATTTCTTTCCATATAAGTAGGCTCAGATAAATTTAATGGCTGGGATAAAACAAAATTAGTTTTCATCGAACTAAAAGCTTCTTTTAATGTAGAAGTCTCTATATTAGCAAAGATATGTTTTTTATTATATGTTTTTGAATAGGCCACTTTAGGGTCAGATTTTATTTCTTTAGCATTAAATAATGTTAATTGAATTTTACTTTGCTTCATTAATTTCCTTTTTATAATTATATTATAAAGTTCTTAATTAAAGTTTAAATTATAATATTTATATTATTCTCTATATGAAAATCATTTATATATTTTCAATTTACCTTTTTCAAAATAAGCATAAGCTTTATCATTTATCATAATATATAATATATTTTCTTTTACAAACCATTGTAGTTTAGTATCATCTTCAAAATATATACAGTCAGTGATTTTACCATCTTTTATAATAGCATCTATAATGTTATTATAAAATAATTCTACCTCTCCACCAGATTTTTTTTGGAGTTTAATAAATTCTATTATGCCTTCAGGTAATTTTTCATTTGTTATTAAGTCTTTCATCTTTTATCCTTTTTATATAATTATAACATATTAAGTCTTAAAACTATATTAAAATATGAATTTCATTTTTACTTCTAGTTGTAGCCACATAAAAAAGTCTTAATAGAGTTTCATCGTCTAAATAACCTAAATCAGATAAATCTACCCATATATGTCTATATGAACTTCCCTGAAGTTTGTGCACAGTACTGGCAAACTGTGGTCTAACTTTAATGAATATTCCCAGTAGCTCATAATACATTTTCCAATTCATTCTATTTTTTGTTTTAATAGCATTTAATCTTAATAATTCACAAGCATTTTCATAATCATCTTTAGAACTTTTATGTAACATATTAAATTGTCTATTATCTTCAGTTATACACTTATAACCTTTAAAGATTTTTCCCTTAAAATCAAAATCTGTATAATGACTTTCTTTAAGTTTTACTATTTCAGAATTAATGAATGAATTTTGTCCATAATTAAAATCTTCTTGGGTACTTTCTTGTATTACAAATAAATCCAAAGGATGAATATCAGGAACTGTTCCATCAGGCATCTTAGTGTAATAATTTCTTATTTTTTCATTATAAATATTAACATTTTTATTAGTAAAAGTGGCTATACAATCATCATCTTTACCCAATCTATCTTCTTTAATAAAAGTTGTAATAAATTCCTTTTTTGTATTATAGAAATGAATTTTATTATGAACTTTTTTATCTCTCTCATTAACCAACCAATTAAAAAGTTCATATTTAGTATTTCTTTGTTTAATCATATTTCTAATAGTTCCAACAAAATCTATAGTTTCCATATCTTTCTGTCTTAATACTTTAGTTAGTGAATAATGATTAATTTTATCATTATCATAAATAGCGTGTAAATTATGTAAATTGCTATCATCAACAGGACCTAACTGATATAAATCACCTATAAAAAGAAATGATTTTACTCTATGATTACTATACATTTCTTCCTTGATAAATTTAAACATATTATGGCTTATCATAGAACTTTCATCGTTAATAACTATATCAAAATGTTCAAGACTGATAGGTGACTTTTTTCTTTTATCAGTTTCTCTTTTAAATTTTCTCTCACCTGTCTCAGGATTAATTTCTCCTGGTTTTAAAGCAAGAAAAGAATGTAATGAGGCATATTTTAAATTCCTATTATTTATATTAATAGTATTTTTTATTACTTTTACTGCTTGATGTGTAGGACTTGTTATACATATTTTCCATCCATTTTTTAGTAGCTCTTGCACTATATATTTCACCAAAGTGGTTTTTCCTGTCCCGGCTGCTCCAGCTAAACTTATAAAGCTATTTTCAGAGAATATATCTCCATTTTTAACTTCATTTAAATGGTCTATTATTTTGTCTTTAGCATTATTTTGTTCATCAGTTAGTTTTATCATTAATTATCCTTATATATGTATAATTTTATCATAATTTTACTTAAAAAACATATAATCCTAATGGCTCCATCAAATTCATTATCTCTTCTTCAGCTTCTTGTATCATAGTCTCACCTTTTGACTGCATATCAGCGTAATTTAGTTCACTACCATTAACAAGTTGTGAAGCATATTTTCCTAGATTGGTGGCTAATTGTTTCCAAGCATGTCCTTCTGCTAGTTTTTTTATTAAAAAATTATCAAATATAGGGTCTATTTCTTGAGGCTCATAATCTTGTGATATTTCTAATAGCATTACACTTGATGTGGGTTTTTCAAATAATGTAAGAGTATTAGTGTGTGTATTATAATCCCAGTTGGGAGTAATATCAAAAATACTTCTCAAAGTGCTCATTTTGGCCATTCTTTGAGTCATTGATTGAATATCTATATTAGATACATTATCAAGTAAATTTAAGGATATAGGATTCATAGCTAAGGTATACCCTGCAGGAATATTTATGAAAGTGCTATATACCGAAGAGCATTTTAAATTAGTAACAGCTTGTGTTCTATAAGGTAATTTATACTCGAGATGGCCCTCTTCAAGTTCTACCAATAATGTACTATTTATACACCCATCATAAGCATAATAAGCAAACTTATCTATAGCTTTATAAATTATATCTTCCATTTGTTCATCGGTTATTTCTACTCGTAGAACTGGTGCACCAAGTCTTCTATAAATATAATCTTTTAATTTTTCTTCAGTATTGATTTTTTTTCTTGCCATAAATTTAATCTCCCTTATTCTTCTGTTTCTATTCTAACATCAGTTTCTAATTTTTTATAATCTTCATTAATATCTTCTAGGACATCCTCTATTTTTTCAATAATTTCTTTATCTTCTTTAATAAGCTTTTTTATTTTTTCATTATCTTCTTTAATATCTTCATTAATATCTTCTAGGACATCCTCTATTTCCTCAATAATTTCATTATCTTCTTTAATAATATTACTTACTTTTACACTTGATGTCTCATTCTTTTCGTGTTTCTTCCTAACATCTTCTTTTTCAACAAATTCTGTTATGGGGTCTTTTATAAAAACATGATTAGCTAAAAAAGAGTTTAATCCTTTTACCTCACCTATTCTCACAAAATATTTAGGATAAGCCTTAGTATAAGCATCTTCATGTACTTCTTCATCTTTTTTAAAAGTTTTAACTCTACCCATAAGGTTTAAATCTATATAAGATTTTTTTATATTTACTCTATATTTTATCATTAAGTGTCCTTTTTACTTTATTTATAATTTTTTAAAAAATTATATATTATCTCTCTAAATAATATTTATAAATAACTTTAGACAAGGTGAATATGAGATAACTTGATTAACTATTTTCCGAGGAATTTAGGTCTCCCAAGCGTTCTTTTGGTATTTATGAACTTAAAAATCTCATATCTTGTACTTTTAAAATACTAGTGTATATAAAAAATCATACACGAGGAGAAATAAAATGGCAATGATGTCCCCAGGAGTTGAGGTCAATGAGATTGACTTATCGATAGTAGTACCACAGTTAGGAAATTCAACAGCATGTTTTGCAGGAGTATTTGAAAAAGGGCCAAGTGATAAATATCTTTTAATCACTAATGTAACTGATTTAATCAAATACTACGGAAAAGTTACTAATGAGAATTATAACGATTGGTTCCAATGCTATAACTTTTTGCAATATGCAAATAAACTATTAATTTCAAGAGCAGTTGATGCTAATGGTACATATAAAGGTACTGGAAATGAAGTATATGCTATTAATGAATTAGGTAAAGTTGAAGTTACTTCAGAGCCTAAACTTATTCAAGTAGGTAGTATTATTAAATTTGATGAAAATAAAGAACAGGAATATAAAGTTTCTGGAATTGAAGCTCCTGTTGAAGCAGTGGCTCAAGTAGATACTATTACAGTTAATTCTGTTAATACTGATGATGTTTTTACGGTAGAAAATAGAGGACAAGAAGTTTCTTATACTGCAGTTGATGGAGATACCACTCACGATGTAGCTGTTAATCTAGGTAGTAAAATAGAAGATATTGACACTAATGCTACTAATGTTTCAGTTACTGATAATGTTATTACAGTTACAGCATCTATAGCAGGTGTAGCTATGGAAAATGTTATTAAAGCAGGAGATATGACTTTAGCAAATGAAGTTGCAAATGTACCTGGTGAGTCTTATGAGCTAGTTTTTGAAGATATTAATGGTGAAAAAGTAGATTTTAGCGCTACTGATGTTAATGGTAATACAATTTCAGGAGCTTATGTAGGTAAAGAGCTTTATGTTAAATTTTCAGCTATGAATGCTTTAGTTTGTGCTGCTCAAGAAGGAGCTACTAGAAAAACAGCTGCTGATTTAAAACCGGAATGTCTATTTATTCCAAATGAAGAACAATATGAAGTACAAGAAATGAGTATTCCGGTTACCGGAAATTCAAAACTTAAGTTTATGGCTAAATCTTCAGGTAAAGAAATGAATGGTATAGAAATAGCTATAGGTAGAGAAGCTGATTTTGCTAGTGGTAAAACTACAGTATTTAGAGGACTTGTTATTAATGATTTCTTTGAAACTAAACCTTTGGATTCAAAAAGAGAGATTGCTATCCTTATTAGACATCAAGGAAAAATTACAGGTTCTTATATAGTTTCTTTAATTCCAGGTTCTAAAGATTATAGAAATAAATCTAATTATATTGAAGATATTATTAATAAATATGATGAACTATTATATGTTAAAGATAATACTGCTATTTCTGCTATGCCTAATAGTTGTCTTTATAAATCTGCTGAAATTGATTTACAAGGTAATGTTATTACTCCAGCAGTAAATAATATTCTTTATACTTCAAATGGTGGAGATGGTTTTATTAGTGTAGGTGATATTCAAAGAGCTATGGGTTCTGTTAAAGAAAATACTATTTTCGGTAACAAAGAAGAATTAGATGTTGATATAGTAATAGCAAATGAGCAAGCTCGTGTTGCAGCAGGTGAATTGGCTTCTAATAGAGCAGATTGTATCGCTTTTATCGGAGCAAGATTTGAAGATGTTGTAGGTTTACCTTCAGCTAAAATCGTAGAAAATCTTATTAATGATGTAATGAATGGTGAATTAAATAGTGGTAATACTGCTAATAGTTTTAATGCATTCTTTGGAAATTACAAACAACAATACGATAAATTTAGTGATAAAACTAGATGGATTTCAGTGGCAGGAGATGTAGCTGGTCTTAGAGCAAGTACAAATACTAAATTAAATACTTGGTGGGCTTCAGCTGGTCTTGATAGAGGTCAAATTAAAAATGCTTTAAAAATCGCTTTTAATCCTAACTTAGGACAAAGAGATTTCTTATACAAAAATAAAATTAATCCAATAGTAAGTTTCCCTGGTCAAGGAAATGCAATCATTTGGGGTCAAAAAACTTTACAAAGTAAAGCAAGCGCATTTGATAGAATTAATGTTCGTGGTTTATTTAATACATTAGAGAGAGCAATCTCAAGAATGGCAAAATATTACCTATTTGAATTTAATGATGAAATTACAAGAAATAGATTTGTTGGTACTATTTCTCCTTTCCTAGAAGGAGTAAAATCAGGTAGAGGTGTTTATGATTTTTATGTTAGATGTAATGAAGAAAATAATACTCCTGATGTAATTGATGCTAATAGATTTATTGCGGATATTGCAGTGAAACCTACTAGAGTGGCAGAATTTATTACTCTAAACTTTGTTGCTGTAGGAACTGGAGTTGAGTTTAACGAAATATTCGTTTAATCATTAAAGATTACTATAAGTAATTTTTTAAAAATTAGATATAACAAAAGTTATATCTAATTTTAACATATAGTATATAAAATTTTAAGAGTTTAATTTAGCTTTTTAAAAGCACTATTAACTTTCATATAAATATTCTTATTCAAAATATCTTCAAAGAACATTCCATCATAATCAATATTCTTTTATTGAAATTTCATTTGTTTTTAGTATAGTTATGTTGTATTTTGATATTTTTAATGAGGGAATTTATCTTAAGCCCTTATCCCTCATAGTAATTATACTATAAAAGATATTAAAAGGAACTTAAATTATATAGAATTGTTTATTTTCTACTTTTTCTTTTTGGTTTTTCTTCAGTAGTTTCTTCAACATCTAATGCTGCAACAGGTTCTTCAATTAATAGCTCTTCCTTAGGCTCTACTTTAGGTTCCACTTTTTTAGTGGCTCTTTTTTGTTTTGGTTTTACTTCTTTTTTAGTTTCAATTATAAATAATTCAGGTTTAGCTTTAACTAAAGGACTATTGTCATCTATAAAATTTCCCTTAATTAATTCAAAACTTGAACCTCCAAAAAATACTTGTGTATCATCTATTATTATTGCCATTACTATCTCCTTTTTATTTTATTTATAAATATTTATAAATTAAAAGGTAAAATAATAATGAAAAATAAAAATTTAATAATGGAAATGTTGGAGAAACCATTTCTATCGAAGCAAGAGCAGCCTGAAAACTTATCAAGTTATCCTGAAGAGGAAAATATACAACAAAAATTAGATGATATTATTCCAGTGGGTTTTTTAGATAGTGCTAGCACTAATATATATAGTGGTATAGGTTCTAAAAAAATAAAAAATACTCAGATGCAAAATGAGTTAATAAAGACTTATAGAAGAATTGCCGCTACGGCAGAGGTGGATAATGCTATAAGTGAAATTATTGACGAGGCTATTTTTTCTCCAGGAAGTACTGAAATTATTGATATGGATTTTACTAATGATATTCCACAAGAAGTAAAAGATACTTTAGCCAAAGAACTAAAAAACATTACTAGGAAAATACGACTCGATAAAAATATTTATTCGATGTTTTTAACTTTTTATATAGACGGACAATTAAATATCCACTGTGCTTATAATAATACGAATACTACTTCAGGTATTGAAAAATTGAGTATTTTAAGTCCATTTGGTTTAAATTTTAATTATGATAAAAATATATGGGAATATACAGATTTATCCCATAATACACAACAATTTGCAAAAAATACTAATGAAGTAAATAAAACTTTTTCACGAGAAGAAATTATTAGGATTGATTCAGGAATTTATAATGAAAATTTAATATTAAGTAATCTGCATAATGCTATTAAACCAGCTAATATGTTGAATACATTAGAAGATATGCTTATACCAATGAGATTTTCTAGGTCTGTATCAAGAAGAGTTTTTAATGTGGATGTTTCCAATCTTAATAATAAAAAAGCAGAAGAAGTTATGAGAAAAAATCAAGCCAAATTTAAGTATGATAAATTTTATGATTTGGAAAAAGGAACTATTAGTAACCAACAACATATTTCTTCTCTTACAGAAGATTATTGGTTTCCTAATAGAGGAGGAGAAAAGGGTACCACTGTTGATACAATTGATGAGACAGGTAACTTGGGAGAACTAGGAGATGTTCTTTATTTTAAAAGAAAATTATATAGTGTTCTTAAAATACCTACAAATAGAATTAATGATGATCAACCAAGTAGTGCCGAATTTGATTTTGATACTACAAGTATCAATAGAGAAGAGGTAAAATTTTTTAACTTTATTACAAGATTAAGAAATCAATTTTTAGAACTTTTTTATGAGTTACTTAAAAGAGAAGTAATTTCAAAAGGTTTGGCCACTGAAGAGGACTGGGAAGAATTAATACCAAATATGAAAATAAAATTCGTTTCTGAAAATAGATTTTTTGCTAAGATGGCTCAGGAAGAATTAAGTAATTCAATTGATATGTTTAATAATATAGAAGAGTTAATTGGTAAATATTATTCATATGAATATGTATATAAAAAAATATTAAAAATGAGTGATGAACAAATATCTGAAATGAATGAACAAATAAAGAAAGAAAAAAATAATCCTCTATATGCTCATTTATTTTCAAATGATGATAAATCATGGTAAATTTAAAATATAAATAAATATAAAATAATAAAGGATAAAAACAATGAGAGAAGTATTAAACCACATAGAGAAAAAAGAATTTAGTGAATTTGCTGATAAAGTGAGAACTAGCCTTAATGATAAATTAAGAAATAATCCTATCATTAAAAATAAAGCTCAAGAACTAACTAATCTACAAAATATGAAAAATATTTTTGCTAAAATATCTCCTAATATAAGCACAGAATACAAGGAAGATTAAGTAATATTAATCAATATTAAGTAATATTAAGATATAATTAGTATTACTTAATACCTCAAAAGGATAAAAATGATAGATAAAATTAAGGAAAAACTATATCTTAATAACAATTCTCTAACCATAACAAAAAAATCACTAAAAGAATTATCACTTTCTGCAGAAAAATGTTATCAAATATATTATAATTATGTGAAATGTCCAAAATGTAAATTTATAAGTTTTTCCAAAGGATATCAATCTTGTATATGTCAGTTTAATAATGAAAAAGAGTTTTATGAGTCATTAAAGGATAAAAATGGTTTTATACAGGGTAGTATATATAAAAAATATAATTTAAATAAGGAAAAAGTGCAAAGGGTTCTTCAGGATTTTCCAAAATGTAAAATATGCGGTGATAATGCTTTATTTACTAATTCAGCTTTTAAATCGTATTGTATAAAACATAAAAGTGAATATAGAAGTTATGTGCACAAAAATTTATCTAAAGAAAAAAAAGAAAAAATTATTCAAAAAAGAAAGGAAACTTGTCTTAAAAAATATGGAAATGAATGCTCTCTAGCCTCTGAAGAAAATAAAGAAAAGGCTAAAAAAACTAAAAAAGAAAGATATGGCAATGAAAACTATTGTAACCTTGAGAAAATCAAAAAAACTAAAAAAGAAAGATATGGCAATGAAAACTATTGTAATTCTGAGAAAGCTAATAAAACTAAAGAACAAAAAAGTGAACTAAAAAAGAAAGAATATAGAGAGAATTTATCTAATTCTAGAATAAATTTCATAAACTCAAAAAGAACTAATATAAGTGATATTAATGAGAAATATTTTAGAGATAATTTTATTAAAAATAATAAGTTTCTCTTTAAAGAGTGTCAAGAATATACTAATATCCCCACTAGCACCTTAAATTATCTAAAAAAGGAATTTCATATATCAGAAAATAATATGTCTAACAATGAAACAATTGAAGATAAAATAAATAAAATATTTAATAATTCTTTTATTTTAAGAAATAGAAATATTATCTCTCCCTTAGAACTAGATTTATACTCAAAACAACATAATTTTGCTATAGAGTATAATGGTCTTATATGGCATTCTTATGGTAAATCTAAACATTCTATGTTTAATAATTATAATGAAGAAAACTATAATAGACATTTAGATAAAACTATATTATGTGAAAATAAAGGTATTCAATTATTCCATATATTTGAAAATGAATGGTTAGATAAAAATAAAAAAAGTATATGGATTTCTATTATAAGAGATAAATTAAATAAAAATAAAAAAATAGGAGCAAGAAAATGTACCATTAAAGAAGTTCCCACTAAAGAAGCTAAAGAATTTATTAATAAAAACCATATGCAAGGATATACTAATGCTAAAATAAAAATAGGTCTTTATTATAATAATATTTTAGTCTCTATAATGACATTTAGTAAACCTAGATTTAATAAAAATGTAGAACAAGGTGAGTATGAACTTATAAGATTTTGTACTAAAAAGAATATTACTATACAAGGTGGAGGGTCTAAGATACTTAAGTATTTTGAAAAAACTTATAAACCTAAATCTTTAATTAGTTATGCTAATAGAAGATGGAGTACAGGTAATTTTTATATTAAAGTAGGTTTTACTTTTATAAAAGATACTAAACCTAATTATTTTTATTTTAGACCAGGAGAAAATATATTATATAGTAGAAATATGTTTCAAAAACATAAATTAAGTAATATATTAGAAAATTTTAATCCTAATTTAACCGAAAGTGAAAATATGTATAATAATAATTATAGAAAAATATATGATTCAGGAAATAAAAAATATATTAAATATTATACATAATTATAATCCTATATCTACCTCCTAAAATTCACAATACTTATTATATCCTATAAATATAATAAGTATTGCCCCCCCTCAATTAATATTACCCTATATAAAAATTAATATAAATACTATAAAAGGAGAAGTTAAATGAAATTAATTATAGAAGATGCCGTAGCTTTGGATGGCTCTGTTGAAGAAGAACTTAATGAGTCTTCAGGAATAACAGAAAGAAATTATTATTTGAGTGGTATTTTCAGCACACCCGAAAAGAAAAATAGAAATGGTAGAGTATATCCTAGACATATATGGGAACGAGAAGTGAGTAATTATCAAAAGGAAATAAAAAATAAAACTGTTAATACATTAGGTGAATGGCAACATCCACCTAGAAGCACTGTAGACCCTATGAAAGCAGTTATGAGAATTACAGAGCTAAAAATAAAAAGTGATGGAAATGTATGGGGAAAATGTAAAATCCTTAATAATAATAGTCCTGAAACGAATGCTATTAAAGGACTCATTAAGGAAGGTATCAAAATAGGTATTTCTACAAGAGGAGTTGGTAAAGTGTCTTCTACAGGAGTTGTTGAAACTTATAAAATGATTACTGCCGATTTAGTAGATATGCCAAGTGACTATAATGCTTCATTAGATGGTATTGTTGAAGGAGTAGAATTTATAAATGGAGTCGCTCAAGATAAAGAATATACAATTGATGAAGCCACTGGTTGTGTAGGAGAAGCTTGTAATATACTTAATATTAATGAATCTGAGAATGAAGGTGAAGATAAAGTATGCCCTATTCAAGCAAAAATAGATGAAAGTTTAATGAATTTTAAAAAAGAAATCTATTCAGATATTAACATTTATTTAGAAGAAGCTTTTAAAGAACAAGATGTTAAAAGAGAAGAATTAATTGAAGGTATTAATGACTTTTTAGAGATTAATTTAATAAGAGAAAATGTATCTTCAGATGAAGATACAGCCAGATTATTACTAAATGCTATAAAAGAGAAGATATAAATATTATTAACTTATATATAATTATACAGAATATATACTATATATAAAAAAGGTAAAAAGTTATGGGCGAAATACCCATAACAACTATAATTTTTATCGATAAAAATTAAATTACACAGGAGAGAAAAAATGAAACAAATCTTAGAAAGTTTAGATATTTCTACAGAAATTAAAAATGAACTATCAGAATCATTTGATAAAGCTGTTTTAGTAGAGGCTGTTAAATTAGCTGAATCTAAAGAAGAAGCTTATGAAGAATATATGGTGGAACAGCTTAAAACTATTAAAGCTGAACTAGAAGATACTTTGGATGCCTATCTTGAAAAAGTTGTAGAACAATTCCTAGAGGATAATAAATTTGCAATTGATGAGTCTATCAAATCTGAAAAATATGAGGCTGTTCTTGAAGGTTTTAATTCTTTGATGATTGCTACAGGTGTAGAAATTGCTCAAATCGCTGAAGCAAAAGAAGAAGAGGAACGAGAAGAAGATAACTCTGACCAAATAGCTGAAGCTAATAATATGGCTGATAAATTAATGAGTGAAAATATAGCTCTAAAAGAGAAAAATGCTGAATTACTTAAAACTGGTCTTATTAAAGAAGTTGCTGAAAATATGACTCCTTTACAAAAAGATAAATTTTATAAATTAGCTAAAATAGTGGAATTTGATGCTTCAGAGCCTTTAGATTTTATTAATAAATTAGATGTTCTATCTGATTCTATTAGCAATGATAAAATAACTGAAAGTAAAACTATTACTGAGAGTGTACAAGTTACTAGAACGGCTCAAGATACTACTCAAACTGATGGTAAATATGTACCTAAAGCTGGTCACTTATTTTAATAAGTGATATAGTATATAAAAAATATAAATAAATATAAATAAATAAAAATACAAAGGAGAATTAAAAAATGGAACTATTAACAGAAAAATATGAGGATTTATTAGAATCTAAAAAAATGCCAGCTATACCTGCAGGAGAAAAACCTAATATAGCCCTTTTACTTGAAAATCAAGCAATTGAAGAAACAAGACTTATGACAGAAGGAACAGTATCAAATGATGTTGCTCAGTTTACACCAATCTTTATGCCTTTGGCAAGAAGAGTTCAACCAGCACTTATTGCTAACGAATTAGTTGGAGTTCAACCACTTACAAATCCTACAGGATTTATTTACTCTTTACATTTCAGATATACTGGTATGGGAGCAAATGCTGCAGATAAAACAGGTGGTAGAATTTCACCAGTTAAAGGTGGTCAAATTATTAAAGTAAATGTTACTGGT